CGCGGCGATCCTGGCCCCGATACCGCCATGGCCTTCACCTGCGATGTACAGAACCGGCCCTGTGCCATTGATCTCTTTGCCAAGCCACGGCCTGCCACTGGCGATGCACTCGGCAATGTCCATGGCGATGAATGACTTGAATGAGGCTGGCGGCCCATACAGCGCCACAAAAGACTTCTCAGGGATCACGTCTTGGATCAACCAATTGACGGGTTCATCCTTGACTGACTGCCAGCTTTCAATCTTGAATGGCTTGTACGTCTTGTCGGTTTCTTGGTGGACGTTGCCTGGGGCGGTTTCGTTTGTTGCGTTTGGTGTTGCAGGTACAACCACTTCTGTTGGCGCCACCAATCCTTCCGGCATCGTTACATCATCCACTGACGTGATGGGTTGGGCTTGCTTGGCGAGTTCCGCGAGCTGCTGCCGGGTTCCACCGTAAACATGGACCCACTCCCATGCATCATCTGTTGGATAAATTACCGGCAGGTCCACGATCCTGAGTGACTTCACGACAGGTGTCAGCGCCGCTGCCACCAGCTTTGCGTACTTCCAACCCGCAATGTCGTTATCAGGCAGCATGACCACAGTGGCCCCGGCAAAGTACTGGGTTATTTCTTGCGGCCAACTGCCAGATCCAGCGTGAGCACTGGTGGCGATGGCGCCGATCTCCACCAGGGCATCGGCTGCCTTTTCCCCTTCCACCAGGTAGATGGCGCGTCCAGCAGTCTTTGCGTTCAGCAGCTCGGGGAACCTGTATGGGACGATCCTGCAATCTCCCAGCGAGTAAGACCTTGACCCGTCCTTGTTGATCCTGGCCTGCCTGTAGTCTTTGCCCTTGGCCGTGCCAGTCTTGAATCTCTGCTTCACAAACAGGGGTTCACCGTCCTCGTCCACATAGACCCATTCGTGCTCGAGTACTTGCGGCGTGAGTGCTGGAAGTGGCTTGATCGATGCCAATGGATCGCGTTTCTCGATCTCTGGCAGCAGACCATAGTCCCTGATGGCGTGGAACAACTGATGCTGATCGCACCCAGAGTGGCACTTGAACAGCGGTTTGCCGTCTTCGCCGTCACTGATCGACAGACTCGGGTTCTTGTCCCCATGCCCTTGTCCATGCGTTGGCAGTGGGCAACTTGCCAACCATCCTTTGCCAACTCTCTTCGCGTTGCCAAGCGCCTTTGCTATTTGTTCGGCTTGCATTGCATCTGCTCCACTTCTTGTATTCTTTTGCCGATCCATGCCATCACGGGCACTGCCATTGAGTTACCCAGTGCCTTGTACCTGGGGCCATCAGGCGTGGCCTTGCCTTTGGGTTGGATGTCTGTGTAGTTGTCTGGGAAACCTTGCAAGCGCTCGCACTCAACAGTAGTGAGGCGGCGCACGGCCATTTGTTGCATCACCGTCGGACCTGTGCCTGTCCCATCTGATCTGTTGGTCATAGGCACTGCCACCTCGCCAGTGATTGCCCCGTTGTAGAGGTCAGTGCCCACTGCCACCGCCATCGGGTTTTTGGCTTGCAAGGTCTGCGTCATCTCCACATCTGTCTGAGGTTCTGACATCTGGCCGCTGAATGAGATGGGTTGCATCACACCTTGAGTGGCATGGGTATCGACTGTGTAGGCTGACCCGTCATCATTCCAGCCCTTGCCGTTCTGTGCTTTTTCTCTTGCGGTGATGTCTTGCAAGGCAATGGGCAACAAGTGACCTTGTTGAGCATCTTGTGCGCTATTGCTTAATTCTGTGCTGGCGCACAAGCCACCGACTGAAACAACCTGTGAATCGTAATTTCCATTGTGGCCTATTCCTCTTCCAGGAATTCCTTTGTCAAGAGTTCCTGCGACTTCATAGTCACTGATTGCAATGCCTGCGCTAATACAGGCGGCAACTTCTTTCCTCTTTTCTCTGCTCGGCGCAGAATCCCCTGACAGGCTGTGGCGCTCAAAAAGAACCGCTGCGGCAGCTCTCCAGTCTCCAAGGTGTCCGACAACAAACACACGTCTGCGTCTTTGGGCCACTCCAAAGTACTGAGCGTCAAGAATTCGGTATGAGAACCCATACCCGAGTTCCCCCAGCGCCCCGAGGAAGGTTCCAAAATCTTTTCCTCCGTTAGATGACAAGACGCCGGGGACGTTTTCCCAAACCAACCATCGGGGGCGATGTTGGTCAGCAATGGCAAGGAATGTGAGCATGAGGTTGCCACGCGGGTCATCCAATCCTTTTCTAAGTCCTGCAACGCTGAATGATTGGCAGGGGGTTCCTCCAACAAGAAGGTCAATTGGTCCAAGGTTCCACTCCTTAAATTTGGTCATGTCGCCCACATTGGGCACGTCTGGGTAATGGTGCGCAAGCACCTGCGATGGGAATTTTTCGATCTCTGAGTAGGCCGCTGCCGTCCATCCAAGTGGATGCCAAGCAACTGTGGCGGCCTCAATGCCAGAGCACACAGATAAATATCTCACTTCTTCTTCTCCATTTTTTTAATTCTTTGCTCCAATTCGTACACCCGCCGGGCCAACATGAGCACCAGCAGTTGCCAGAATTCTTCTTTTGATTCCATAAGGGAAAAAAAAGCCGGGGACAAAGCCCCGGCCCTTAATTCGTTACGTCTTAGAACAAATCCTCGTCAGAGTGAACGGGAATGGGCGCGGCGTGAGCAGCCTTTGCGGGTGCTGCTGGCGCAGGCGGTGGGAAGGGATCAAACTCGTCAATGGGCGGCGTCTGCGCGTCCATGCCTGCTGGCCTAGCAATCCAACCCGTCAAGGTGAATGTCGGGATGCGAGTTGTACCCTTGCCGATCTTTTCCATTCGGCTGCCGGTGTATTCGACCACTGGCAACTTGTCAGGGTTTGCAGCACGCTGTTCACTGCACTGCTTGTACAGGGCTTCGAGTCCCATATTGGGGCCAACGCCATTGCTGGACCACTCAACAGTGCCCAGTGCCTTGGAATAAAACACTATGGAGAACCCGCGCTTGTGGTTTGCAGTGGGCTGCGGACCCTTCTTGCCCAGGGCTGCATCAGGCTGCCAGTCACGCACACCAACGCCCAGCTCGAGCCAGCCAGTTGTGACGTTGTCAATGTCAAAGACTACTTTGCCAAGTTGGATCTCTCCATCTTGATTGGTCCAGGCATTTGCCTGGGGAGAGAAACGAATGTAGGAGCCTGAGCCGCCACCAGAGGATAGATTTAGCATTTTGCTTTCGCTTTCAGAGTTGTGTGTCAATTGACACGGTTGGGGGAATGGGATTATTGGGCAAACTCTACGGCACGGCCTAGAGTCAAACCCGATGATTCTTTTGTGGTGAGGTCATCGACCATGGACTTCTTGTCCTTGCCCAGCAGCTTCTCGGCCACCGCAGGCGTCACCATCTCTGTCAGGACCAGTTTGGACTTGTCGATGCCAGCGTCAGTGAGCGCTTGCAAGGCGGCATCCTCATTGGTCCATTTGCGCGTTGCACGCTTTGGGACCATCTGCCAGCCATGAATTGACTCACCATTCCTTATTCGTTGCACTGCGTGATCTCTGACTGCATCAATGAATTTCTCCACCACTGGCGCACGCTCCAAGAGGTCAGCAATCTGCTCGACTGAGAGCGAAACCATGACGGCCTGGATCTGGTCCTTGTCCAGGGTTCTGAGGTCTGGCTTGGCCGCGAGCACCTCAAACCCTTTACGTTGGGCAGGGCACACAACCTTGGCAGGGCAGTACTGGCAGGCAGAGTCACTGGGAGTGGGCTGCGAGGAAGCGTCAGTGCTGGCCTGGATGGCCGGGCGCAGTGTGTTTTGATACCAGTCAAAGAGTTCTGAGTACGTCATTGAGTGGCTGCGCACGTCACCATGGTGCGGCTGGACAATGCGCAGCTCAATCTGCCCAGGCGGTGGGATACCGTTCTTTGCGGCTGACCTGATGGCGCCCAAGGCGTAGATCTTGAGCTGTGGACTGTCAGCATCCACCCAGCCCTTGCCAGTCTTCAAGTCAGACACAATCAATTTGCCAGACCCAAGGCCGACCACGTCAGCAGTCCCACCCAGCTTGACCTCGTTAGTGTCCACAATGGTGACGTACTGCTCGACCCTGACGTGCCCCAGCTCGTCATGCACCCGCTTGATCTCATCGAGGTGGAGCTGGGCATATTCGGCGTTGGTGGCCGACATAGTGATGCCTTCCACCTCCTTGCCGACATAGTCCTTGGGGTCAGTCTTGGCCTTAAAGCACAACTCAGCCAGGGCATGGATGGCGGTCCCGATCTGCGCAGCTTCCCCAGCAGGTTCTTGCTCGATGCCTTGGGACAGGCGCACGCTGGCCGGGCAGGCGATCCAGCGCGATGCTGCACTGGGTCTGAGGATTATTTTTTGTTCCATGATTCTCTTTCTGCATCCTGTTCGTTGATGATGATTGTGTAAATGAGCTGGCGCACCTCGTTGCTCACTGCGTGCCCCAGATCCTCGGGACTGAGCATTC